GTTTCCCAGTCACGATCCGGTGGGGTCCCGGAATACCAGTACTCGAAGGGCAATCTCGCGAACGAGATGGCTTTCACGCTGCCGTTGACTGATCTGGCAACGGTGACGTTCGGTTTCGTCGGGACCGACACGCCGGTTCCCACGCCAACTCGTCTCGCTGGCCTCACCACGGTGAATCCGCAGGGAACGACCGCGTTCAACACGTCGTCGAACATCGTCAGAATCCGCACTGACGCAGCGGAAGAGTCCACCACCTGCTTCAAGGATGTGTCGATCACGTTTGGCAACGGGATCACCGGTGAGAAGTGTTTGGGTGTGCTCGGCTCGACGTTCCTGAACGCGTCCATCTTCACGGTGGACATCGAAGCTCAAAACGTGTTGGCCGACTCGGCTCTGATTGCAGCAATTCGCAACAACACGACAGTCACACTCGACATCATCCTCAAGAACGGCGATTTCGCCGTCTCGGTTGACGTCCCGTCGCTGACTTTGGGCGGTGGCGACTTGGAGTTCCCGCAGGATGAGAGCGTGAAGGTCAATTGGACTGGCGAAGCCTTCGAGGATGCGCTTTTCGCCACTTCGATCGGCGTCACGATGTTCCCGACAGTGCCGTAGGGTTGACCGCACCATCGCAGGTGGGTAGGATGTCGTTACCATGAACGACTTCTCCCATCTGCAGGCAGTGGACGTCCCGAAGGGTCGGACTGCGAAGTTCCAGCTTTGGATGCTGGCCGGCAAGCCCACTCTCGAAGTGCGGTGCGCGGCGGAACCCAACAAGGACTATTTCAACGAACTGCTCCGCCGTACCGGCAAGAACTACCGTCAGGTGCGTGCAGGCGTCATCGACCACGAACTGCTCGAAGAAAACCGGGCGCACAACCGGGCTCTGTTCCCGAAGTTTGTCATCGTCGGATGGTCTGGTGTCAAGAACAGATCTGGTGATGACGTGCCGTTCACCACGGAAGACGCGGTCGGGTTCGTGAAGTGTCTTCCTGATTGGGTGTTCGATGAATTGGTCACGTTCTGTGGCAACGTGATGAATTTCGTCGAGTCCGGCGCAGACGCGGGATCTGTCGCAAAAAACTGACGCCACGGCTGCTTTGGGAACTCAAGCTTGCTAAGCTTGGCTGGCAGGTAGAAGCCAGAAGCGTTTCGAAGCAGCCGTTGCCGGAGTGGTTTCTAGAACGGCCGTTGTTGCTCGAAGGGGAACAGTTCTACCTTGAAGCCTTTTGGGAGTTGTCAACCGAAAGAGCTATCGGATGGTCCATCGGACCGATACCATGGCGTGCAATACGGTCGTACGGTTATGATGCCAAGCTAGACGATGACGTGTTGCGGGTGTTCTGCCGAGTAATCCGTGAACTCGACGAGGTTTACCTCAAATGGCAACGCGACGAGCAAGGCCGAAGGACGGAGGTAACCCGTGGTAGAATACCGGGTGGACGTGGTCGTGGACCCGAAGCTGGCGCAGACCGGCGCGAAGAAGGCTGAGGATGCCCTAGGGAAGGTTCAGGACAAGGCGGACGCTATTGGTCCGGCGCTGCGTCGAGCTTTTGGTGCCATTGGGGCCGCCTTGTCCGTCCGTGCGATTCTCGCTCAAGCCGAAGCCTACCAGCAGCTACAGAACCGACTGCGTGTCGTAGTCGACGGAACGTCTGCACTGAGGGACACCACGGAGAGGCTGTTTGCGATCGCCCAGGAGACGAGGTCGTCATTCCAAGGAACGGTCGAATTGTATGCTCGTTTGGCCAACAGCGCCAAGGAGCTTGGAACCAGTCAAGATGATTTGCTTAAGTTCACTGAACGGGTCAACAAGGCGATCATTTTGTCTGGTGCGTCGGCTACCGAAGCACAGGCGGGTCTGATTCAGCTTGCCCAGGGCTTGTCGTCCGGCGCACTCCGTGGTGACGAGTTGCGGTCGGTTCTCGAGCAATTGCCAACCGTGGCGGACACCATCGCAAAGTCGTTGGGTGTCACTCGTGGCGAGTTGCGAACTCTAGGCAGCGAAGGAAAGATTACCGCACAGGTGGTGTTGGACGCTTTCGTCAAAGCTGGACAAGGTATCGACGAGGACTTCAAAAAGACCGTGCCCACTTTGGGTCAGGCGTTCACTGCCCTTGGCAACTCGCTGCTCAAGTTCATTGGTGAAGCTGATCAGTTGACCGGTGTAACGCGAGCCATAGCGGCTGCGGTCAATTTTGCGGCGCAGAACGTCGATATTCTGGCGGCGGCGGTGATCGGCCTTGGCACAGCCATCACCATCAACCTCGTAGCCAAGGCAATTCCGGCATTCATCGCACAAATGACGGTTGTAAAGAGCATCGCTCTGACCAACCCGTTCGTGTTGATCGCCGCCGGTATCACTGCTGCGACTTTGTCGTTGATCAAGCTGAACGAGGAAATCGACGAATACAACAAGGTGCAGAAGCAGATTAGTGGTGAGGGTGAGGGTTCTGCTCTTACCGCTTACGGCAAGCTGGGTGAGCGCATCCAGTTCGCTGAAAAGCAGTTGCAGCGGTTGAACCAAACCCTGGCCAACCAGGAAAAGACTGGTTCTGGTGCGAGTGCACTAGCCACGACTCGCGGTCAAATCCAGCAGGTGACGGAAAAGCTCGCTTTGCTGCGTGGTGAGTCCGTCAAGATGACGGAACAATTCAACAAGCAAGCGAATGCTACGGCTAAGGCGTCAACCGCTTTCACCGAACTGATTAAGGGTCTGCAGGACGAAGCGGAAGCACTCAAGGTGGTCGGTAAAGAACGTGAAATTCGCGACCGACTGTTGCAAGCCGAACGCGCGTTGGAAAAGCAGGGCACGCAGGTTACTCCAGCCATTCGTGCAGAATTGGAGAATCGTCTGCGTGCAAACCAAACGTTGCAGGATCAGGCCAAGGCGCTAGAAGACATCAGAGGTCCGCAAGAGGAATACGCACGTCGTTTGGAAGCTCTGCAGTCCCTGTTGGCTGCAGGCACCATCACTCAAGAAGAGTTCAATGCGGCGGTTGAGCGTGCAAAGCCTTCGGTTCTGACGCCAGATGCTCCTACTGGTCCTGCCCCGTCTGGCCCGTCCATTCCACCGGTGGAAACACCAGCCGGTGTAACCTATGGACCGGAACCCCCACCTGCTCTTGGTGAACAGTTGGCGTTGTTGGAACAGATCAAAGGCCCGATGATTGAGTATCAGGCAGGGCTTGCCAACATCAAAGCCCTGTATGATCAGGGTGCTATTTCTGCAGCAGAAGCTCAGGCCGCCACCGATCGTCTGGTATTGTCCGGTGTTTCCGGATCGAATACCTTCGCCGACGGTTTCGCTCGTGCGTTTGCGCGAATTCGCGAAGAGGCTGCCGACACAGCGTCTGTCGTTGAAGCGGCGATGGGGTCGCTGGTCAATCGGACGGCAGACGCGTTGGTTGAACTCGCGCAAACCGGCAAGATCAACTTCGCCGAACTGGCTAGAGCCATCATCGCCGATCTGTTGCGAGTCATCGCCCGGTTGTTGATCGTTCAAGCTCTTGCCGCTGCCACCGGTCTTGGTGGTGGTGCCGTGGTCAACACTGCAGCGAATATCGGGGCGCAACAACTTGATGGGGCTCGAGCATCGGGCGGTCCGGTTCAACCTAACCGTTCGTACTTGGTTGGTGAGGAGGGGCCAGAAATCCTGCGCATGGGAAGTCGCGGCGGGTATGTGGAGCCAAACGCGGCGAGTAGTGGCGGTGGCGCAGCGCCACAAGTCAACGTTCAGGTCGTCAACGTGACCGATCCGAACGAAGTCGACTCGGCTTTGAACAGTGGTCGAAGCGACAAGGCGGTGTTGAACGTGTTGGCTCGTAACGCAACACAGGCAAACAAGATTCTCGGGAGATCGTCGTAACATGTGGCAAACCGAAACGTGCACTGGATACCGCGATTGGCTGACGCGTTTGGTGCAACTGTGCACTTCGAAGCACATTTCCGCGGAGACCGTGAACGCTGGCGGTTCCGGGTATGTCACAGGTGACGTTGTAGAAGTGCAGCACGCAGGTGCCGCAATGAAGGCGACTTTCGAAGTAACGGCGTCCGCTGGCGTTGTTACTGCAGTGAAGAGGCGGAATTGGGGGGCGTATTCGAATCGCGTCGCTACGGTTGCCGTTAATGCTGGGGGCTCTGGTTATCCTGTCAGCACCACCATCATTTTGCAAATCGAGGGTGGCACCTACACAGAACGAGCCAAGGTGCAGGCAACCACCAACGGTTCCGGTGTTGTTACTGCGGTAACCTTGTTCGAAGGTGGTGGTGCATATTCGGTTGCACCATCGGCTACGGCGGCAACGACCACGATTGTTGGTCCCAGCACGGCAACTACCGGGTCTGGTTGCACCATCGACACGACTATGACGACGTTGGTGGGCACCACTGGAGTGGCTACCACAGCGGTGACCGGAGTGGGCACCGGTCTGACCCTAGACCTGACGTTGACCGATACAGGGTGGACCGCTGTTCGCAACAGGAACAACTACTCTTTCAACTCGGTAAACGACGAAAAAGAAGTCGTCATGTTGGGGACCGTCACAGGTGGTGACGCTCCTTACATCGGATTCCGCAGTTACTCCGTGGTGAATGGCACGGACACTCAGTACGGCATGGTGGTGAACGCGTTCGACAATTACGTCGACGGTTCTACCTACAGTTCGCAACCTAACCCAACACCAGACGACACAACTCCTGCTAGCACTGGTCAGGGTTCTTACTTTCTGTTGGTTGGTGCTCTTTCTGCGGTGCCTACGTCATTCGTGGCGTACTGGAGCATCAATTCCCGCCGTGTAGTGTCAGTTGCTAAGTGTCAAAGAGGATCACCGGTCACTAACACCAGCTACGTCTCGTTGTATTGCGGGTTGATGCTACCGTACGCCACCACAACGGAAAGCCCATACCCGATCGCCGTCATGGCGACGACTTATGCCCACAACCGAGACCCGTTTGACGGGTCAAGCTTCGTCACGGGCATCACCGAGTGTTTCACCGAACGACAGACGGTTTCGAACGATGTGATTGGTCCAGCCTTCTACCGGCGTCCGTCTGACGGTGCGTCGATCAACATTGCCAATGCCACCGGCACGTCGGGCAGCGGCGGCACTACGGTAATGGCCACCGGTCATGTGTGCTACCCGGTTGGTGCACCGACAGATCCCGCATCCGGTCCTGACCGCACCACAAACACGGACTCCACTACGTCACCAAACACCACAGTTTTCAGAGAAGGGATCACTCAATTTGATCAAGGACCAGCAGATTTGTTGTTGTTCCCAACACTAGGCGACAATCAGTTCTTGTTGATTCCCGCGACCATCATTTCCAGTGGTGTCGTGGAAAGTGCAAACTCGGGGGACAACGACAATGACTCGACGATTCGCGGTGAACTGGACAACGTGTATTGGATCAGCGGCACAAAGTCAGACGGAACCGTAGTGTCGTCTGAGGACACAGTCACTATCGGAACGAAGCGGTACCGCATCTTCCAAAACGTGCACCGCACCGAACGATACTCGTTCTTCTGCTTGGCGGAGGAGTAATGGCATACGAAAAGTCACAAGCGACGTCGATTGACGATCTCTTCCGCACCAAGCTTCGTACTTTTGCGACGGCGAACGGGTGGACGGATTCAGAAGGAACGTCTGTTGCCGGTCGTCAGTATTTCGAAAAGACCGGCACTGGTCTCAACTGCAAAGTAGCATTTCGGTGGGACACCACCACACCGGGTAACGTCGGTGTTTACAATCACCTGACGTATTCGGGTAGTGGGACCGTCCCAGGTTCGCATGGTGACGATTCCGGCAACGGAACAGTTACGTCATTTTCTAACACCACAGCAAACAACAGCCGCCGTATCTCACTCGACAACGACACCAACAATTACTGGTTCTTCGAAAGTGACGACTATATTCACTGTGTAGTCGAAACAACGGCTGGCAACTTTCGTCACTTTGGATTCGGTCAAATAGCCAAAGTGGGCACGTGGACGGGCGGTGAATACGCCTACGCCCAACAAGGATCTACGAACTCGATCGGCACCAGCGACGGCTGGCTACTCGACGGTCTTGCTCGTGGTGCTAGCGTTTCCACGTTCCAAGCCACAATGCACATTGAAGGAACGCCCGGCATCGGTTCCAGTAAATGGGCTGTGGTATGGGGTGGTGGTGCGACATCAATCGGTAACGATCGAGCAGGAAACGTTCGTGAGTTTGTGCAAGGTGGTTTCAGGTCAGGTCCGATGTCTTTCCCGTTCGCAAAGTGGAGCGCTACACCACTGCAAGGTCTTATTCCACTGACCCCCATTTGGTGTTTCTTGAGGCGCACCAACTCGGCCCCTACCACTTCGGTTTACCCGTTGGGTTACATGAAGGATGTTCGAGCCATCAACATGCGTCATCACAACGGCGGTGATGAGTTGTTGATTGGCTCCGATACTTGGGTTGTGTTCCCAACGGCCACCAAAAACGCTTCTGGTGACGCTGGACATCAAGGCATCGCCTACCGTAAGGTGACGACGTAACATGGCGGACTTTCCCGGCCTACTGACAGCCGGACAGGACGCCACTTACGTATTTGGCAATACTGCACCGGTTTTCGAACAGCCGCTGCAAATTGTCATTCCGTCAGCTACAACGATCGGGGCGTTGATTGCCGGTAGTCTTGCATCGAACCCGTCACCAACTCCGTCTTTCGGTGCTGAGAATCACAATGGAACTTTGGCTGATAACGCATGCTCGCCGGGTCTAGACTGGTTTGAGCGAGTGCACGTAATTCCTCGCACACCAATCGATTTCGGTAACATCATTACAACGGTAAGCCAAACATTCGAGATTTTCAACGCTTACCGCAGGACCGCGATTCAATTCGTCAGTTACACGAATAACGCTGGCGTTGGCATCACCATCCCCGATTTGCCGGTGATTCCAACAACAATGCAGCCTTTGACGTCGTTCCTTGATCCGACGTCAATCAGACTGGCTCCGGTCAGAATGGAAGTGTCTGCGTTGAAAGACGGCGTACCGTCTTTTGACGACACACTTGATTTTGGACTCACCCCAGGAGGGATCGTATTCCTCAGGGTGAAGGGTCTTCGCATTATCCTGTTGGTGTCTGAGTTTGATGGTGACGTAGACGAGTCTCTTGAGTTCCTTACTGACGTGCATGCGGCAGAAAGTGGTAAGGAAAAACGCCCGTCACTGCGAAAAAATCCTCGACAGTTTTTTGATGTGCAGTTTGAAGTGTTTGGTCGCGAAAGGCGGATTCTCGAGAATCAGCTTTTCGACTGGCAAGACAAGGCGTTTGGTCTCCCGCTGTGGCACGAACGGACAGTGCTTACGTCTGCGGTGAGTATCGGTGCAACATCACTCAACGTTCGCGACATTTCAAACGCTGACTTCCGCACTTTGAGTTTGGTTGCCATTTTTACCGATGAGCGCACATTTGACGTGTTGGTGGTGTCCGCCAAGACGTCTACAACCATAACTCTGCAGTCAGCAACACTCAACGCCTACCCGGTTGGCACTTGGGTGATGCCGGTACGAATCGTCGCAGCAGAACAGACGGTTCGTGGACGTCGTCCACCGAAGACGCAAGAAACAATAGTTGCTCGTTTCCGCGTTCTTGATAATGATACCGGTGCTCCTACTGGCAGCACTGCTGGATGGTCCACCTTCGGTTCGAAGGTTCTGTTGGACCGAGTCTACATGGACGGCACCGAGATCGACGGCAGTTATGAACGAAAGCTCGTGATTGCGGATTCTCGCACTGGTATCATTGTCCAGTCCGCACCGTGGGACCGACACAAACACGGTTTCCCGGTTGGGTTCCGTGTGAACACCAGAGCCGACAAGTGGAAGCTGCGCCAACTGTTCCTCGCGTTGCGCGGTAGGCAAACGTCGCTGTGGTGTCCCACGTTCTTTGATGACGACTTGGTGGTGACTCAGAACTTGGCGTCTGGCACCAATACCATGCGCATCGAACTTGTCGGGTATTCCAAATTCGTCAAGAGTAGACAGCCAAAATCAACATTCAAGATCACGTTCACTGACGGTTCCTCCCTGGTGCGGACGATCACAGCAGCGACTGAGTTTTCCACAACAGAAGAAACGCTCACGCTGGACGCTAACTGGCCGTCTACTAAACTCGTGTCGGAAGTATCAACGATTCAGTTCTACGAGATGATTCGATTCGATAGCGACACGGTGCAGTTCAAACACACCGGAATTGAGCGTGCGCGAGTCACCATCCCCGCAAAAGTGGTGTTTGACACATGACGTCATTTGCGTCCCTTGAACCGAGTGTCGAGTCATCTAGACCACTTGAAGTTTATTCGTTTGCACTTCTGTCGGAAGTGTTCCGTTACACGTCGTCTGAATCGGCTGTAACAGTAGGAGGGAACACCTACGATCCAGAAGCGATCCGCAGGAGCAGCATCCTGCGTGGACCGGAGGAACGCACAAGACCGTTGGTAATCACGGTTCCGTCTGATAACGCGTTTGTGTCCAGGTTCAAGGCTGCGGCACCAGGGCAGAGAACTAGCGTTACTATCATTCGTCTTCAACGTGACGAAGTGCCGGCGTTCAACACGCAGGTTTTGTCTTTCAAGGGCTTCCTGCAATCGATCCGATTCATCAACTCGGTCAAGCAGGCCGAGATGTCGGTTAAGTCTTTGGAAGTGGCGGCGTCGAGAACGATTCCGCGCATCACATTTCAAGGACCGTGCAACCACCAGTTATATGACGTGCAATGCGGAGCCACTCCCATCACGTTTGTTGGTTTGTGCACGGCGGTGTCCGGTAACACGATCACGGTGGCCGGCGCGAACTCACAGCCGGACGGCTTCTGGAACAGTGGATTTGTTAAGCCAAGCGGCGTGAACGATCCGAGACTCATCATCAATCACACCGGCAACGTGCTCACGATTCTGCAGCCGTTCAACCAGTCACCACTGAATGCCAATTGCGACATCTTCGCCGGGTGTGACCATCTGATCGACGGTAACTGTCAGAACAGACACGGCCGTGTTGGCGAGTTTGGTGGCTTTGCTTGGGTGCCGAAAAAGAATCCTTTCAGCACGGGTCTGGACTGATGCAAGACGACAAGAACAAGGAAGAAGACTTCATCGACCCGTTTGTCAGCTTGAAGAAGCTGCCAATGTGGGGGAAGGTCTTGCTTTTGGCGGTGTTGATCGTTGGACAGGTCTACGAATGGACACGTCCTGTAGAAGTCATCCCGGTGCAGAAGGCCGAGATTCTCACCACGCTGATCCTGTTCGTTATTCTGTTGATTGCCAACGAACTGCTCAAGCCGAAGCCGAAAGTAGAAGACGCCAGACCGGCTGGACTAGGTGATTTCAAGTTCCCTACGGCGACGGAAGGTCGCGTGGTGCCGCTGGTGTGGGGAACGGTGGTGTGCGAGGGTCCAAACGTCGTTTGGTATGGGGACCTTCTGCAATACCCTTTGGAAGGAAAGATCAAAGGGTCTCTGTTCTCTGGCAGCAAGCGATTCATCAGAGCCTTTCAATACTTTGTCGGTATTCAGATGGCTTTGTGTCGTGGACCAGTAGCTCTGCTGCGCATTTGGGTCGGTGACACCACGATTTTCACTGGCAACTTCACAACTGACAACGAAGTTTTCATTGAATTGAGGAACCTGTTCGGTGGTGACGACGTGGGCAACGGTGGTATGGTGGGCACCATTGCCTTCAAGACCGGTTCTCAAACTCAAGCTGCAGACCCTTACCTAGCGACTTTTCAATCGGTTGGTGGAGTAGCTCCACGATATGTGGGCACCGCGTACGTTGTTTACAGAAAGGGGTGGATTGGCAACTCCACGTCGATCAAGCCGTGGAAGTTTGAAGTTCGTCGTATTCCAAACGGTCTTGGACTCGCCAACGCGTCGGTCAATTCGGGGAACGATGCAAACCCGATGAACGTGTTGTATGAGCTATTGACCAACACCGAATGGGGGTTCGGCTTCAACCCATCTGACATCGATATCACGAACTTCACAGCCAATGCAATAACGTTGTTGAATGAAAACAACGGTTTTTCGTTTTTGCTGGACACTGCTATCGAAGCTGCAGAGTTCATGCGGGAAGTGGAGCGTCAGATTGATGGAATTGTGTTCCTCGATCACCGCACGGGCAAGTGGAAGTGCAAACTCGCTCGAAACGACTACGACATCAACACGGTGCCGGAAGTTACTGTTGATAACCGCATTGAGCTTGTCGACTTCGCTCGTGGCTCGTGGGACGAAACCACCAATCAAGTTCGAGTCAAATACGACCAACGCAGTAAGGAATACAAGGAAAGTTACGCATTCGCTCAGGATATGGCGAATGCCCAGATCCAAGGTGGCGGCACCGTCACCACCGGCGTCAACGTCACAGCTTCTATCGCGTTCCCTGGTGTGAAGGACGCCGCACTGGCCAACAACCTCGCTTGGCGCGAGTTGCGGCAACTGTCAGCACCATTGGCCAAGGCTACCGTCGTAGTAGACCGCACTTTCTGGTCACTCACCCCCGGTGATGTGGTGGCTTTCACTGACGCCACACTTGGACTTACCAAGTTGCCCATGCGAGCCGTAAAAATTGACTATGGCGAACTGGACGATGGAAAGATCACGATAGACCTGATCCAAGACGTATTTCAGTTTGGTGCTCCCTCGTTTGGCACGCCACAGGACACCCGATGGACGTTGCCTGATGACAGTTTGCTGCCGTTCATCGATACAATCATCTTCGAAGCTCCCAGAGCCCTACTGACCAGAACTGGAACACTGGCACTGATTGATTGTGTGTTTGCGGCGGCATCCCGACGTGGGAACGAAGTTGGCTTCAAGATCGCAGCCCGTGTTTCTCCCGCTAGCTACACCGAACAAGGTGAAGTTTACGGAATCGCTTTCAAGTGCACGTTGAACGGTGCGTTGAACCGCGGTGCAACAGTAGCCAGCACGGTTACACTTACCGCAGCATCGTCTACGGAAAAACTGCAAATACTGCAGTTGCTCGGAACCGGTACTTCACAAGAACTCGGCACGGGCTTGCTCAACTTGATGATCGTCGAAGACGAGTTCATCATTCCTACGTCTGGTGTTTCTGGTGCCAGTAACGACATCACGTTAAGCAACGTGTATCGTGGTTTGCTTGACACGGTACAAGCTGACCACGCTAACGGGGCAGCGGTGTGGGTGATCTTCGTAGCCGGTGGTCTGTCACTAGCTCAAACGCCGGGCACTACAGTTGACGTAAAGCCTCTGCCGTTCTCCAGATTCGACCAAGTCGCAGAAGGGTCCGTCACCGCGACTTCGGTGGTGATGAACAATCGACATCGCAGGCCATACCCTCCTGGCGGTTTGTCGCTTAACGGAACAGCGCAGGACACCACCTTGGTGAGTTTGGAGGGTGGGGCAGGGTCTGGCGATGCTGACGGCATCGACGTGGTTCTCACCCGCAGAGACTACCGAATCGAAAACGAGATTCAAGGTCTGTCCGTCGACGCGGCGACGCTGTTTGCTGACTTCCCTACGCTGAACACAACGGAGTATCGAACCGAGGTCATCAATATCACCGGTTCGCCGACTTCTTTGTATTTCACGGCGTGGGCATCTTCTGCGTCCTTCACGATACGTCGGGTGGACGTGCTGCGCTACACCGACGGCGTGATTCCCACCAGTCTTCGCCTGTCGATCGAAACTCGGCACACTTACGAAACGGTCGTGAGGACCGCCCGTGTAGACCTGGATTGGGACTTCACCACGGCTACGGCTCTGACCGGTCAGTTCAACTTTGGGGCTCGAGCACAAAACGCAGCGAGTAACGTTTACACTGCCACGCAGAACGGCACCTACAACTTCTCGATCAACACCGCTTTGGCTACCGGCAACGTTGAAGCAAGAATCAACGCCGGTGCGTGGACAACGGTGATCTCAACCGGTAACACCACCGGCAACTTGGCTGGTGTGGTGAATACCGACACAATCGAAATTCGACACACATCGGGGACAGGTGGCACGCTTACCATGGTGTTCATGGACGCGCCGAGTTCTGGACAAGATGGTTACGGCGTTCTCTACGTATGATCACAACCAAGGTGGCTTTGGCTGTTCTCGGAAGTGGTGGGTTTTGTGCCACTTCCTTTTTGCTCGTGCAAGACAAGTTGGACTTGGTCGAGCGATACGGTCTGCTTGGACTGCATGCCATGGTCGTACTTGGCATCGGCACAGGCATGCTCAAGATCGGCTGGGAACAAGTCAAAATCTCACGCAAAATCGAGTTGGCACTGGCCTCTCTGCTGCGTAAGCTGAATGATGAGCACAAAGAAGAAAGCCACGAACGTGGCAAAATGTTGAGCGACGTTCGAGAAGTTGTTCACGACGCTCGCGACGTGGTCAAAGAATCCGTCCAAGATTCGCGTGATCAGGTTTTGGCGCATCTTCGTGCCGCCTTCCACAGACCAGGACCAGCATGACCAGCGTTCACACCTTAATCGGCGCGGTTGTTTGCATCCTGTGCGGCGCTGGTCTTGCCTATCTTCAACCGTCGCAGCCGTGGGGTGGAATCTTAATCACCGCCGGTACCGGCTTGCTTGGTGCGTCCGCAGTATCCGCCAAGAATACGGCGGACAAGGAAAAGCGGCGTGCGGACGACTTGTTCGAACAAACGCAGTCGATGACCCGCAAGAACCGCTAGACGCTGCGTTGCGGTTCGAACATGTGAATGCCCGCTGCGTTGATCAGGTCAACCAGTGATCGGAAGCGCTGAAACTTGCCGCTAGGCCACGTCTTCGTGCCTCCGTCGTAGGTCAAAGTGTTGCGGGTGTTGAGAGACGCTGCGATTTCGTAGCTGCAACCGTCCTTCGTCGTGAATTGGACGATTGTTGGTAGCTGCTTGTCTGCCGGTGCCTCATCGATGTTCTTCTTGACTTCCCACGTCAGTACCAAACCGGCTGATTGAAGGTCTGGCAGCAGATCGATGACGTTCTTCACGAACCAGTGGCGAGCCATGTTTTGTAGCGATGTAGTGCGATGAAAGCGGCATCAGCCCTACCCCAATCCGCTTTCAGGTTTAGTGACAGGTCGGGCCAGATGTTTTGAGCCGCGAAGACTACTGAGGTTTTCACGTCTCCATGGTCTAGTCCCACCACTAACTTTTGCCAAGTCTTAGGTAGGATTTCGCAAAATGGTAAGTCAAGCACTGCAGCGATGCACTTGCACACTTCGCACGTTCGACCAAACTCGAACGCCTGCTTCACACCGTTCTTTGGTTGTGACCGCACGAACTCCTGAGCCACGAAGTTCGGTTTGTTATCCACAAAGAATTGATAAACGGCTTTGTGATTAATGTCCCTGGTGCCCTTCACCAACGGAATACGCATCTGCGCAACCAACCGCTCGTTTTCCAACACCACGAGTGCACCGGTTTTTCCTGGATCTACACCGATGATGCGGATGGTCTTTGGTCGGGACGCTTTGCGGATCATGGCTTGCCTGGATGCACAGTGTGTGGTTCGCTTTCTGCATGGCATCACGCAAGAAAGCCTCCGGTGGCTTAAAACCGGGAGACGTAGCGTCTCTGTTCAAATCGCTGCAATCAACGGCTCGCAACTTGGCTCGCGGCGACTCCACATTGGCTGATGATCTCGTCGCTACGGCTTGGGTGCGCATCGTAGAGTGCAGGAAGAAGCCCTACAAGGTGGCGCAATTCCACGTGGTGGGCGTCAACGCGATGCGTCGCGCACTGCGGGCAGAGATCGAGCACC